TCATAATGCTTTTAAGATATTGCTGAACTTTTCGGCAGTCTCTTTTTTCTTGTCCTTGGCAAGGTGGCTATATGTATCTAAGGTTGTTGTTATTTTAGAATGTCCCAACCGCTCTTGTATTTCTTTAGGGTTCACATCATTATTCATCAACAAACTAGCGTGAGTGTGTCTGAAACCATGCAATCCGATATTTGGGAGCCTTGCTGATTCCAAGTGAGAAGAAAGACGTACTCTCTCACTCTCATAAATCAATCTTTGACCGTCATAAGAAAATACTACACTATCAGACAAACCTATCACTTTATTATGGTTATTTTGGAATTTACGCCAATTGGCTAAAATTTGTAAAGTGGCATTATCAAGCGAAATAATTCTATTACTTCCTTTAGTTTTGGGGCTATCTTGCACTTCTCTGCTCTGTAAAGTTGTCTTTGTTACATTAACAAGTTTTTCGGAGAAGTCTATATCAGACCAATTCAAAGCCAAAGCCTCACCAATACGTAAACCAGTAGCCAATAATAGACGATATAAGGCATTATGTAGCTGGTTCTCTATACTTGGCTCTAATGATTCAAGATATTCTAAGAACATTTTCAGCTCTTTATCATCAAAATACTTAATCTTTTTAACTGTCCTTGTCTTTAACTTAGGAGGGAAAACTTTAGTAGCTGGATTGTCGTTTATCGCTCCTAATTGCACACCATAATCAAGGATACGTTTGATGATATTGAGCATTATCTTATAGTTTTTACCTTTACCCTTTTCACGTTTACCACTAATAATCTCAGAGGTATTAGCATTCTTAGACCAATCATTAACAATACCTTGTAATAACATAGCCGTTATTTTTGGTAAAACGTATGTCCCAATAGCTGGTAAAATATAAACTTTTAGATAATTTTTTACTGAACGTATGCTATTGGCTTTAACTGTCAGCTTATAACTCTCAAACCAACTCAAAGCCAAAGATTCAAAGTTATCAAAAACCACTTTTTCCCTTGCAATTGTAGACCCATTATTGATAAACTTATTTATAGCTTGGCGTGCTTTAATATCACACATTTTTCTACTATTGGCACTTACACTTGTTCGTACTTGCTTACCAGTCAGACTATCTACGCCTAAATAAACGTTAGCGCGGTACACCTTTGTACCGTCTTTTTTTGTATATTCTTTAATATTCATATTTTCTTCCTTTCCATTTTGTACTAATGTCAGGCAAGGCATGTACGAGGATTGAGAAATATTGTTATTAGAGCTTATACGATTAATTAGTTAACTGGTTTATTAGTTTATAGAGTTATTAAATTCTAAACTGATATAGTATATTTTACGGTATCAACGGTAACAAAGTATTATAAAGCTATATAAATAAAGGGTTTATAGTGATACCATTCTCTAAAAGAAGAGTAATTATAAAGTATCAACGGTAACAAGATAATTAGAGAGGAATCCCTAAACTAGAGCCAGTACCTGGAAATGCTGGTAGAATCTCTGCAAGTATTTTAGGCAATGTACTATAAAACTCACTCACACTTGGAGATAAGTTACTATTTATGGCATCCAACGTAAAATTTGTCTGCATACGTCTGATGACATTGGGAATATACTCTCCTTTTTCTACTAGATTCTTTGCTTTAGTCAGCACTCTACGTTCTTCTTCTTTTATATCCTCACTAAGGATAAGATTATAAAGTGTATTCAAAAAATCTAATTTTATTTGAGATGTTTTATCATTGTCTGCCATAAATACCTCCTATCAGCTTTTAACGTGGTTCAGGTTTGCACGTATTGGGGTGAAGTAAAAAAAGATTCAATAATTTACTTATGGAATTGGTGGAAAAAGGGAGAATCTGCTATAAACGACTATTATTTCAATGATTCCGCAAGCGTTAGAGTTTTTCTATCAACCACTCTTATATCTTCATTTTCGAGCCGAACAATATAACAATTTTGCAAAGTTGTAGATTCGTCGCCAGTAACAATTGTGGCTATTTGTCCGTCTGATAGTTTGATAACGTCGTCTTTTTTCATGGTGTAAATTCTTTCTAATTTTATAGTGGATATAAACCACTTTGATTATATTGGGGAGTTTGAAATACTCCTTCACGGATGATATGAATTAAAAAATATATTCATACCTTTCATTTTCACAGATATGAACTTTCGTAAATTTCCGATAGTTGAGGTAAAGTGAAAAGTTACTTGTCCTAATTAGATTGTGGCTATAGTCGTAAAATGCGACCTCAGGTAGTTGCATATAAAACTTGTAACAACCATGTCTCTATTTATTAATTTGAAACCTAATACAAAAAGGTGTAGAATAAAAAATATAATGATTTTGAGATGTCATTACTTTCAAGTATTAAGCTACTCTTTCGAGTGGCTTTTTAATGTACAAATTATAGAATATGTTGTATAATCTATTTATTCCAAACATAAACTTTTCATGAAGTTTTGCGTTAAGCGTCCTATTTCAAACTAGGGCGCTTTTTTTATTTTCCGAATTAAACCATTTACGCTAGAAAATACGAGTGATTTGATAGAAAATATCTGATAAACAGCTTTATTAAGCCATTTTTTTCGCGTGAAAATATGCTTGTTTTATTTTCCGAATTAGATCCAACTAGTAAGAAATTTTTACTTGTTCATTATTGCTAACGTCGGCAAAATTGGCTGTTATGCGTTTAGAGTGAACCTATAGAGATTTGTACAAAAATGTTCATATCCTATTATTGGTTTCCGAAAAAAGTGAAACCAAAAAACTTTACTCATCATCTATTTTAATGTAGTAGTGTTTAATAAAATATTTTTTAGAAATTACTCTACCGTTTGTTATATCTAAAAAATCCCCGATATCCCCCATAAAACAAACAGAACCAAAACTATTAAAAGTCCCCAAAACACCCTTTAATCCAATTGCTATATTTCTTTTTGTATTAGGTTTTATTCCCATCATAGTAATTTTTAATCTATCCCCATACCAAGAAAGATAATTCTCTTTAAACGCTTGCTTAACCCAATCAGGTTGTTCATTTGTTTTACTAATTTCCCATACTTCGACTGATTTGTTTTTATATTTTACTTCCATAAAATAATATAACTTCTTTCTGTATAATATAGTGAGATTTTGGAGACCCTAAAAAAGGGGGGACCGATTCGTTCCTACCTAGCAAGTCGCGAATCACGACCCCTTATAACAACAACGAAATTTTCGTTTTTGCCACTTGTGGCAGAAAGCTATACCACTAAAATACTGTTAAGGGTGTAAAGATTTTAACGCCCTCAAAATTGTGGAGGTTATCAACACTAGACAAAGTCTATACCGACATCACGTCGGTCAGGGGTAACTTTGAGGTGTACCCATTCAAAACAAAAATGTTATAGCTCCGTAGTTACAAATACACAGCAAATTCTAGCAACATACAAAATTTACATACTGTCAGTATCATACTGAACAAGCGTACCTAAAAGTACACTTGTTAATTGTTGGCAAATGTTGGCAGAAATTGACTTGGTAAGTCGTAACATTTTACTGTTTTTAGTCAGTTAAATCATATAAATTAACTTAAAAAGTGATTTGTGCGTGATTATTTTTGACAAATATATGATGTACTGTTATAATTTAGTTAATCGATTTGAGTCCTGCTTGTCACGGCTCACTGGAAAAACTCTTAAATGGTTTATCAGTCACTTTGTTGGCTGTTTTTTATTTTTATAAAGTTATTAGAATGGATAATCATTTCTTTTAACTGACTAAATATCTTACCGTCAGACTTTAAACTTAATATAAAATTTACAACCTTAATTCTAAAACGGTTGTTAAGACGTCCCTGTTTTCCCACAGCGTAAACCAGATATAAATTTAACGGTGTGAAGTGAAATAAATAATTACGCAACAAGATGATGTCGTTTATCCTATTTTTTATTTGAGCATTGGTGCCATTTTCTAAAAATATATAACCTAGAACAACTTTCTTATAAGTTTCATTGTGATTATCCAACAACCAAAAAAGAATATTTTTCATTTTTCCGAAAGTCATTTTACTAATGTAACGCCACGTCTCTTGCCCTATATAATCATCAAGGTTTTCGATTCTAGCATTTGCTATAATCTCAATTATTTCATTATATTGTCTAGTGGTCAGTACATCTTTTTCTATAAGTTCACCAACATAAAAAGCCGTTCTACTATTAATAATTCTTTCAAATTCGATAAGGTTACTCATTAAATATTCGCTTACTCGGCAATCCGTATCGAAGTAATCACACCACTCTATGAAGTCATGTTTTTCGTAAACGTGGCTTTTTTTGTTTATATTAAGTGCAAATTTAATTTTTCCACAAGATATTAAATTGTAGTAGTTACAATCAAGCAAAATATTTTTGGCAATTTCTCTGTCTTGAAACTCTATACTCTTATTGTCATGCAAATAATCAATTTGCTCATCTAAACTTTTAAATTGTTTCATAAACTTATTTCATATTTTCCTTTCCGGCGCTCAAGCGCTTTTTATTTTGCATTCCTAAAATTTAGGACTTGCTATAGTATACTGTTCATCGCAACACTAAAGAAAGTATTGAGAGTATCGATAAAACGGCAATGAGACCTATACGTCCTATTTTCATATATTTATTTTCAGGATTTTTCAATACTACTACTACTACAAAAAGCAATGAAATGAACATTGACGGCATCAAGTTAATTTTTAAAAATACCCTTATCATTAGAAGTATTAATACACCAAATAAGAAAATTATAGTTTTGGCAATAACTTTTTTATTAATACCTCTTTGTTCGTTATTATTTACTTTCATTTTCATCTCCTTTTTTAGTTGACAAAAACTAACAAATACAGTTGTTTTATACTATCTCAATATATCCGTCAACCATTGTTATTCCTTGGCTTTCGCACATCTTACAACTTTGGTAGTGTCATCTTTTGCGTTACCAGTACTAAATAATACTAAAGGTTTGAGCTTATAACAGATTTCTATAACCCTTTAACGCGGGCAATTTTTCCTTGGTTACTTTTTGAACCTTTAGAAATATGTTAAGAAATGCTAAGGTTCACAGCTATATAGACTTTAGCACTATTAAAGTTCTAATCTATTGCTTTTTTCATTTCATGAATAACTCTTCTTAATTTTGGTAAAGGTAATTCCATCAGGTCAGCAAACTGTTCTTGTGGTAGTCTGTAGTGTTCTCCAAGCATTCTCTCATACCCAGCTATAATTACAGCCTTTTCCATTTTTTCATCTAGGTTATCAATATTCTTTAAGTAGTCCGATAATTTCATGTTTCCTCCTTTTTTACCCCACCAACTCAAACCAGCACAGCTCATACAGCAATGCACACGCCTCGTCATAGGCGTTGTGATGATAGCCGTAGAAGTCTAAAAAGTTGTATATATTTAATGTGTCGCGTGTGATTATGTCGAAATGGCTGATGTAATCAATGGCACACTCTCTAAAATTTTTATCGCTCCTATCACAGCACATCGACTTTATAAGCCTTTGAGTAGCTTCATACTGACAACCAGTTATCTCACAAAACTGTGCTATATTGTCAAAGCTCCCGCCATTCTGCACAAACCAATCCCAAAGCACGAGAATCGCCTCTTTGTTGGCTCTCTTTTCCGCAGGACTTAGCGTATCACATTCGCCTAGCCGTCTATCATCTTTATAATATGCGTGCATGTACTCATGAGCATGGTCAAAGGGTGTGGCAGTATTTGGATTATATCCACCAATACAAAGCCTTGTATCTATCCAAGCCCTCTGATTATCATATTCAAACGTTCTGTAATCTATGCCTAAGTTTTCAATTTTGCTTATCACAAGGGCGGTCAATTCTTCTTGTTTCATTTAACGCCCTCATTTTTCACTATCTTTCAAATCTTTGGCTTTTTGTTGCAATTCCTCCCAACGATCCGCAAAAACCAACTTAATCATAGCTTTATCTTTGTCTGTGAGAGGACGACCACCAGCACTTAGAATACTATCAAAAATAGCATCATCGTCAGAGTTTGCGACCTCCGCCAAGTCAATCGGCTCATTGATCGGCTTAGCTTCAGCACGCCCCAGCAGATAGTCCACAGATACGTTGAAGTAGTCGGCTAGCTTTTCAAGATTTGCTCCGTTCGGAGTTTTGGTTTTCAAACTATAAAGATAGTTTTCACTAAAATTCAAGTCGTCTGTAACTTGTCTAAGAGTTTTACCTCGTCTTTCTGACAATTCTTTTATTGTGTCTAATACAGTCATATTAAGCCTTTCAGATAAACCTACAAAAAAGTATGGTTTTATTGTTGACATAACCTACAAAAAAGTATAGAATATATTTTGTAAGTTAAAACGTAAGCAAAAAGCCCTTATAAACAAATTCGATAAGCTCCCCAGCCGTTGATATTAGTTTATTAAGTGATTTTTTCTATACGTTCATTCTATACTTTATTGTAGTTGTTGTCAAGGGAAAACACACTTTATCACTGACAAGATAACTTACACAACAAACGAAAGGAACACTCGCAAATGATTGATACAACACAAAACATGGACGAACAGCGTTTAAAAATTAAGCAATATTTGTCAGCTAAAGGCTGGACACAACAAACACTAGTTAGATTAACAGGATACCCTAAGCAAGATGTTTCGGCTATCCTTTCAGGAAAGCGAAAAGGCACACCTTATGTTAATAAGTTTATAACTGCTGTCTGTGAAGCTTACAAGATTAAATAGCCTATGACAAGACTAGACACCGCAATAACAAACAGCAAACAGTCGAAGCCGTACTATCACAAAATCATTCTTGATTTACTCGTACAGCTTACGACAAACGGAAAATATCGCAGTCTGACGAGCTTTAAACAGTCAGGCGATAAATTAACCGCAGAACAAAAAGAAACGCTTAGGCGCTATACTGACAGCATTATCTTACTGTTAGAGCTAGGCATGGCGTTTCATGAAATTAAACAATTTTTAGTAAATTAAAAAGCCCGATTGGGCTAGGAGGTGGAAAATTAATAACCATAAAGTTTTAAGAGACCTATCGGTTGTGATAGTTATTTCAGTACTAACTACCCTAATAACATTGTTGTTATTACGGTGGTTGTTATAGCCACAATTATCGGAATAAAAACACTCTTAAAAAAATATACCCATCGTTTTTCTCTATTAATACTTTTGTATTCTTGGAGTCTTGCTTTACCAAGCGAAGTTATCGAATATATATTGTTAGGCCTTGATGCACCGGTATGTTCATTTTTAATTGTGCCGCTTGAAATCAATAAATTTTTGCTCAATTTTGATATATGATATTCAACACCTTCTATTTTAGAAAAAATTTTTTTAATATCGTCCAATTTTACCTCGTCAAATTTAGCAATATATTTCAATATCCTTATATCAAATTTATTAAATGGTGTATCTATTGATTTATTTCTATCTTTCATTTGTTCTTCTGTAAATTTATATTTTTGCATAAAAACTCCTAAGAATTTAGTGAATAAGCGTATATCGCTATTATACACCCAGTTTACTACCAATACAAGAAAGGTCATAAAAATGTGGGACAAAATCAAAAAAGAATTAGACAAACAAGGCATAAGCGAGTATCGGCTTGCCAAAATGACAGGCATAAGCCCTCAGCAGTTACATCAAATCAAAAAACGCAATACAAAAAACCCTAAATGGCTGACAGTCGTTAAGATTGCGGAGGCATTAGGAGTTAGTTTAGATGAATTTAAATAAGCGTACAAAAAAAGCCGTAAGTGATCCCCATCAAAACGACTTTAAACAATAAGTAAGGCAAGCTCTAACAAAGCTTTTCTTACTCTAATTATATCAAATTGGAGAATAAAAACAAATGAATAATACAGCAAACAAAGAAACTTATATCTTAGATGACACCGTAGCCTTTGAGCTTATGGACTTGTTAAAAGCCAAAGCAAGACATTTTATCAAACTTAATGAGTATGTCTATCGCTTGTTTGACGGTCAATCAGTAGTAACTTTCACAACTTTAGAAAATGATATCCAAGTAGAAATGGTTAAGGGGTAAAGCATGAAATTTAAAACATTTGATTTAAGAGCTTACCATCGCAAAGACGAAACTATACTTTCATTTGTTCTCAAAGGTGGACGGATACCAACAAGCAGAATCCTTTATATTAAAAAAGGCAACCCTTTTAAGATGAAAATCACGCACGAAATTGCTGAAAAGTACCGTATTAAACAAGAAATTAAGCAAACAGACTATAAAGGATTCGTTACAGAGGGTGTTGCGCAACTAGCTGACATCATCGAGAAAAAAATTATCTTGATGGACTATCACAATGCAAATAAAGAAAATTGGCAAGACTGGATGCGCACTTTTGTTTACGAATATCTTTATGATGTAGCTTTTAACCGTGGTGTACGTCACGAAAGACAACGTAGAAAAACCAAGCACAAGGCAATGACAGCATTTGATATTATCAGTTCCGAAGATGTTTCAGAGCTTTCTAATGAGCTAGGAATTAGTGAAGATAAGCTAACGTATGCAGTACTGGAAGTTATTTCTAAACGTAAGAATGGAGGCATGGCATGAAATTTATAAAAATGGACGTTGTAAGAAGTAACCAGCTTAGTGATTGGTGGGTTAAATTCAGAGGTTCAGAATTTAAAAGGGCATTACTTGTCAACGAAGCAAAAGCGCCCAAGCGACATTTTCAGCTTAAACGAGGAGGCAAGAAATGAATGATGACACTTTAATAAACCTTGTTGCCCGTGGCTTAGTGGATAAAGTCATTCATTTATTTAATAAGCATCTTGCTACACAGCTCAAAATAAGAAATGAAAAGCGAGTATTACCTTATATATCTAAAAAGCGTGTCATGGAGGACTTAGATATATCAGACGGCACACTTGATAATTGGGAAAAGCTCGGATTGAATCGCTACAAACCACGATACAAAACCACACTTATTTACTATTTGATTGATGATATATGTAAGTTCATCATTATAGATACTTAGCAACTTGTCAGGCAAGGCAAATTTTATTAAAAGGATTGAGAAAATGACAAATATTATTAGAGCTTGCGCCTATGTGGCTGGTATCGATAGCGTAGGCATGCAAAACTTAAAAGCCTATCACACGGAGCTGACAGACGAGAAAATCGAAAAATTTGACCCATTGAACGCAAACACGGGCACAGTTGATTATAGTTTTAAAGTTAGTAAATACAAGCACGGTGTCCGATTTGAGGGCGAAAAAGAGGGCGGAGAAATCAGCTTATTTGATGAGGTGGCGAGATGATAGAACACCACCAAGGCTACACGGCTTTAAAACGGTATGGACGGAATAGTTTTAGACCGATAGGCAAACACCCATTTAAGATGATTCACAACGCACGAGCGGTCAAATACGACCTCATACAGCAGTTTGAGGAGAGTACAGGCATAATCTTACCCAGCGGAGTAAAAAGCAAGTTATGCACGCAAGTAAGCCCAGTTTTAGGCAAACAACTGGCTGTGACGAAATTACAAATAAAGGAAAATAAAAAATGACATTAAAAAATTTAAGTGACGACGAGCAAAAAGAACTTTCTGAATTTATGGAGAGTGGCGCAGCATATCAAATGCTGAAAGCTCAACCTGATATTGAAATAAAAAATCTGACCATTGAAACTTTATACAAAGGCGATGACCTGCTGGCAGTTACACCCCAGTTTGACGAAATCTCAGACCTTGAAGCAGTTAGTATTTTGCTGAATGTGTTAATTGCGGACGCTAGGGACTGTACAGACATAGATAGCTTTATCAAGACTATTATTTCTATGTGGGGGACTTATGACGAAGCGGAGGGGGACTTATGAAACTAACTGACTTACAGAAATTAGACCAAAACATTATTAAATTTCTTGCTGAACATCGAGGAATTGACCGAGCTGTTAAAGGCAAGATTTTATCACAAACACTTGATATTGATTTTAGAACGCTTCAGAGCAGAATTGAGTACCTCCATAAGCAGGGTTGCGCCATTGGTTCGATTGATAACGGCTATTTTATTCCAACTAACGAAGACGAGCGCAGAGCTGGCATTATCAAGAAACAACGGACAGGCATTGCGATTAATAACGCAGTCAATGGCTACACCCTTGCAGAACTTGATTGGATTGACCAACTCTTTGAGGAGGAATGACAAAGTGAAATGTTATTTATGCGGTAAACCTCTTAAAGAAAATGAAGTCATTCCCTATCAAGAGCGACAAATTTGTGATGAATGTGAGTATAGACTGGAGGTTGACCATTGACACCCAAAGAACAAGCCCTAAACTGTATTAGTCGTGGCTTTTCTGTCATTGCTGGCTTTCCGGCTGGGAAAAGTGAGAGAGCTGTTATCCGTGGTACTTCAAGTGGAACGCTTGACGAAATCACAGTAAGCAAATGGTTTGATGAAATACCGAACCGCAATATCATGATTAATCTTAGAAATAGCGGTTTGATTTGTATTGACTTAGACCAGCACCAAAACGGACAGAATGGTCGGAGTGTTTTCAGTCGCTTGTGGAATGAACACAGCGAGGGGGAAATATTAAGTACCTATGTTGAGAAAACTCCCACAGGCAACGGCTTGCATGTTTTCTTTAAAGTTCCCAAAGAGCTATTTAATCAGCCGATTGTCAATGAACTAGCGGACGGCGTGGAGATAAAGACACACTTCACACCAATCTACCCAAGCAAACGCACAGACGGCGATTATATCCCTTTGAATGATACAGAAACTAACGAGCCACTCACTTTTGATAACCTTTCTGATTGTCCTGACTGGTTACTTGAAATGATACAGCGACCACAAAAAAGACAGAACCCAACGCTAGGTAGTCGTACTTATGGCGCTGAAATGTGGGAGTTATTCAACCAAGGCGCACGAAAAGGCAACCGAAACAACGATACAAATCGCATACTTCACTACTGGAGAAAAATCGGCATTGATAATAATCATTGCATGGACTTATTGCGAACCTTTAACAATCGAACCAGTCCGCCCTTACCTGATGACGAGCTGGCAACTATTTGGAAAAGTGTATTCAAGATGAAATAGAAAGGAAGTCATGACAGACCAACTAGAAAAACTTGTGGCAGAAACACCACAGGAAAACGTAAGAAGTCCAAAACCTACAATAGAGGGCTTCACGGAATATGGCGAGGGCGGAACAAAAAGCGTAAGTATTACAGCTTATAGCGAAGCTGTCCTCAATTGGATTGAACAAGAAAAAGAAATCATCAATAGCTTAGATTATGTCAAAGAACATACTCAAACGCTTAGAGCTGTCAGAAAACTATTCTTTGAACATCGAAATTTATTTTTAAGCACACCTAAGGAGGACGGCAAGCAACCGAAGTCATTAAGCCCTTTAGAAACAGCAAGAATTATCTATAAGACGCTCAAAGTCATCAAATTAGACCACCAAAGCGGACTGTTAGGCGTTTATAACCCTGAACTAGGGATATATGAAACAAATGAAAACTTCTTTCATCGGCTCATTTACTGGCTAGAGCCGTCTTATAGTCAAGCACGGTCAAAAGAGGTTCTCTTTAAACTTGAAACCTTAGCAGAGGTTAAACAACAAACCGCAGAAGCTCATTTAATCCCAGTAGCGAACGGCATTTTTAATAAGAAAACACAAAATTTAGAGCCATTCAGTCCTAAGTACGTCTTTACCTCAACGATTGCGACCAAGTACAACGCTAAGGCTAAAGTACCCAATATTAACGGTTGGAACGTAGATGACTGGTTACTTGATTTAATGAGTGGAGATAAAGAACTTGTCAGCCTTTTATGGCAGATTATTTCCGCAAGTACCAACGGCAACTACTCTTATCGTAAAGGCGTCTGGCTTGTCGGTAAGGGGAACGACGGCAAAGGAACTTTTCAGAGCCTCATCATGAACCTTATCGGACGTGAGAACGTGGCAAGTGTCAAAGCTGAACAATTTGCGGAACGGTTCGCCCTTTCCCAAGTCGTTGGCAAAACTTGCATTATCGGAGATGACAGCCAAGTCAGCTACTTAGACAATGCAGGGAATTACTTTTCTGTGGTTACTGGCGACCCAGTACCGATTGAAGCGAAAGGAAAACAACCGACACTAGCCGTCTTTAACAAATTAGTCATTCAGTCCACTAACTTTTTACCGAAGTTTAGAAATAAGTCAAATGGAACTTATAGGCGTTTGCTTATTGTTCCCTTTAACAAGTCTTTCACGTCAGATAATGACAACTGGAAAATCAAAGATGATTATATTAAACGCAAAGACGTTTTAGAGTACGTGCTTAAAATCGCTCTCTCACTCAACTTTGATAAGTTTGATGAACCAAAAGCCACACAAGGGCTGTTAGATGACTTTAAAATTTCTAATGACAATGTACTAGCCTTTGTAAATGATATGTTTGAGGAGTTCGTCAGTGATTTTCTACCCTCTATATTTTTAAGTAGTTTATACCGTGCATGGTGCGATACTGAGGGCGTAAAACCGTTCACTAAGCGAGAGTTTGAACTTAAATTACCTGATTATATTAAAGAAGAATAGGAAAAAACAAGCAGACGACCGAGTGGTGCAGGTTTTAATCGAGCTGTAGATTTGCACCGATCGAATGAATCGGAACTGTTTAGACGTTTATTTCATTGGGATGATGACAAGCATAAAAGCATGACCAAAGGTTATTTACGTAAGGAAACGAGAAAATGACACCGTAGTTCGGTAACATGTTACCGTTAGCGGTAACAACTTAAACCGCATGGTTAAGCTATTTGTAGAGTGTTGTTACCGTGTCACCGTACTTTTACTACTTCGCCAGGAATTTATCAGAGGAAATAAAAACATGAAAAAAATACGCTGTCCGACAAATTGAATTTACTGACAGAACCTGACAAAACCTGACTTAAAAATATAAATCGGAGAAAATAAAATGAGCAACGAAACAAAAAAATTAGAAATCCCAGTCGCTGAAAATGAGAGAAATAAAGCAGTTGAAAATCTTCTCTCGTTAAAAGAATACTTTGATAACCAACTTCAATCAGACCAAGAAACTTATCAAGCGATCGCGACATTAGGCGATAAGTTGGGCGTTCTGTGGAATGCTGATAAGTAATAAATAACGAAAAATGGAGAAATGACATGCAAGTAAAATATATTGAAGAAGCAAAAAACAAACTCGAAAAACAAGCTGAACTATTCACTCAAAAAGTTGATAAAACGAATCAATTAATTTCTGAATTAAAAAATAAAATTGAAAAAATTGAAAATCAATCTCAAAATGATGATATTGATGAATCACTCAAAGCCTTATCTGAATTGAATAACGCTAAGCAATTACTAGAAACATTAGAAAAACGGCGGGCGGAGGAACAGAAAGAGCTTGATGTTTTCTGGAGTTCTCAAGAAGTTGATGATACTATCAGAGAAGCATTAAGCCGAGCAGATAATTTAAGTGACATTGAAATAGAATTATTAAAAAGTACCTTATCTAAAGATACGAAGAAAAAACTAAAGGAATATAACAAGGAAGTTGATGACCAACGTTATCGACTTCAGGAATCAGGAAATTACTTACTAGAAAAATCGAATGTTTATTCTCGAAGCCCATTAGATAATTTAATTGGTCAAAAAAACGGAAGTCATAAAAATAACTTTTTCTTTGGAATTGTTAGAGCAATGGCAGTTCAATATGAAAAAGAACTAATGGAATTCCTAAAATCTGAAAAAATCCTGACTGATTTAGATTAGGAGATTAAATGACTAAAAAAACAGAAATTAATTTTGGGATTGATAGCAAACTAGAAATCAGAGACGCAAATAAAAAAGCAGGATTCATTGGGCAAATTGCAGGGTATGCTATTGTATTTAATAAGCCAAGTGTTCCTAATGCACCTTTTATTGAATATATTTCTTCATCGGCGCTCAATAATGTTGACCTAAGCGATGTATTAGCTTTATATAACCATGATTACGCCAATGTGCTAGGCAGAGTTGATGCAGGAACTTTAAAGTTAAGCATTGATAAAGTCGGCTTGCATTTTGTTTTGGATATGCCAGATACAACAGTTGGCCATGATGTCTATAACAATATTAAGGCTGGAAACCTTAAAGGCATGAGTTTTGGTTTTGTCGTGGCAGACGGTGGCGATTCATGGCAACAAGGAGCAAGTAAACCTATCCGAACAATTAACCGACTTCAAACATTAGGCGAAATAAGCGTAGTAAGTAAACCAGCTTATGATGATACTTCTATCAATGTCACTCGTTCTATCAAACAATTTGAAGACGAGCGTACACGAAAGTATAAAGAAAAAGTAAGAGCTTATCTTGACGGATTAAGTGATTAGATTATAATAAAAAAACCTAGTCTTTATTGGCTAGGTATTTATTGTTAATGTCAGAAAAAACGAAAATGACACCGATGTACGGTAACACTGAAACCGCAGTGGTATCGGCATAAATAGCTCAACAACAACGATTGTAGACAATTGAAACCGTGGTACCGTATTTTTCCTACTTCGCTAGGAATTTATAATATAGCACGAAAGGATATAAAATAGATGGTTAGATATTATTGGGGGAGACCTCAAGATGTTGTAAGGTGGTATCTTAGAGGAACTTTATACCTAAGCGCCCAAAGCAGAAAGTCATATATTGAAAAGACTGGCGCTGATCCAGGCAACTTACCAAGACTTCTAAAACTATTAGATAATCTTGATGATTTATTTGACACAGTCAATACTGACAGCATAGCTGTATTATGCTTGAGATACGTTGAGTTATTAGGTATCGCAGAGACTACAAAACGCACAGGACTATCAGCTTATCAGATAACAGCTAAGACAGGTAAAGTCATGAAGAAAGCTAAGGAAATTATATCTAAAGCATGATATAATAGTCTTATCAAAAGACGCAGAGATGCGCATGGTATAATAGTGCAGGAAAGTATCTCTAATTGTTGGGGTGCTTTTTTGTTTGGAGGATTATATTATGAATGAACTAGAGTTTAATATCAGATTATATCTCACAGGGACAATGAAGTCATGGACAGATAGGATAGACAACACAGACCAACTCACACCACAACGCTTTATATTCAACGCAATGACAGAGCTGTTTGATTCATTGAGTGATGATGACCTAGAGTTAATCAGACTTAGATACATGGAACGCTTGACACTATCAGAAGTTGCAAGCCGTTATCTGTTAAACGAACATACTATTAGAAACCACACGAACCCAACCATTAAGCAAGTGAAAAAGATTATAAAACAAGGTAATGAACTTTCAATAAAACAAAAAAGCCCGTGA